TAATTCAGTCTTATCCAAGGTAATTCCTGTTACTGCAATAGGTAATGTTTTAAATGCTGGTACATCAACATGATCAGATTCTTTTTCTTCACCGTCAACGGTGGCAACACCTGTGACAGTAAAGTCACCAGCTAAAACATCTGTGTTTGCGGTAATTCCTGTAATAGCTAAAGGTGAAATACCTTCTGCAACAGGACTAGTTTCACCTTTTTTATAAAGTCTAAATTTTTCTGGTGGAATAAACGACATTTCTTGTCCTCCTAACTTAATTCAATATTGGCCCCATCTGTGGTGGGAGTAACAGCTCCCACTGTGGGGCTTGCTACTTTTCCGGCGCTGGTGTTTCTTCACCAAATAATTCTGTTGTCAATTCTGCTAGAGCTTCTGAATTATCTGCAAAACCGACAGTAACTTTTTTACCGTTAATTTGACGAGAAACAGCAGAATAAACATATTCGCCAGGCTCTGGCGTAAAGTCGTCATCATTTAATGTTTCGCCTTTGACACCATCTAATGAGAATGTGCCTGCATACATACCGAAGCCAAGTTTTTCGCCATACAAATCTTCTGATTCAATTAATACTGCGTAGTAAGGTGGCTCTGTATCCTCGCCAATATGATGAACTTTGCTTTCCTCACTAGCTTTTTTATGCCCTAACATTTCATGTTCAATGGCTGATGGTACATCTAAGATACCTAAGTTTGCTGCAATATCTCCGTGCCCTTTACGTGCCACGTAGTATGCAATATTTGATCCGAAAACTTTCGACGGTTCTTTGGTTAGTCCTGTAATTTCAAAGCTTGCTGCGGCCCCTTCTTTTGGCTTGCCATCAATGACATGTTTCTTACCAGCGACTGGCTTTAATTCATTGTCCAATTGTTTAATAGTGATTCTGCTAAATCCGTATGTTTGCATAAATTTTTTCCTCCTAAAAAAAAGACACCAACTTAATAGTCGGTGTCGTGAATTTGTGTATTTTTTCTGTAACGTCTTGCATCTACAAAACGTTTTGTTTCGTTAAAGTACTGATCTAAGCCACCATCTAGGCGACCAAATCCAATTTGTTTCATCGTTTCTTCAACTGCTTTAGAAATTTGCTTGGTTACCATTCTGTCCATGCTTTCAACATTTATTTGATAATTGAAGCGAATTGACAAAGCTTTGTTGTTGGCAAAATAGGCGTTGTTTTGTGGACCAAGAAAGTTATCAATGATAATGAAAGGCTTGGTAGTATCCAAAGTTTCTGGTACTTCATAAAATTTAATTCTTTGAGGTGTCACAAGCTCATTAATTGTTTCATTTTCAATCAAGACATTGTAAACTTCCATCATCATATCTTTCATTTAGCTAATTCCTCCATATCCGACTTCATCTCTCCAAATGCTTTCGCTTGAATTTCATCAGCTGCAGCTTGTAGTTTTCCCATTCCACGAGGTCGTACATAAGTACCATAGCGCGTATAGCCGAACTCATTTAAATGGACGATAGGCGCACGTTCCTTTGAAGCCCAGCCAGTCTCAACTCGTTTTGGATTACTTTTCACACCACTACTTATAACTAAGTCATGCGTTTTTCCTGAATCTATATAACTAGCCATGTATTTTTTAACAGTCTGCTTGTTTCTTTCGCCTTGTTTTTTTAAAGCTTTGTTTGAAATTCTATTTACTCGTGCTTGACCTAGTTTATCTTCCATATTTTTGAGAATTTCTTCTAACCCTGTCACTTCGCTCATGACGTTATCCCTAGAACAATCTTGATAAAACGGTTATCTTCAAAATCTGGTGAAACATCTACGATTTCCCATTCTTTGCCCACTGGTAAAGCTCTATAGTCGTCAATAACAACTTTATGTTTGTTGCTAGGGATATAGTCTTGGTGTGGATCACGGATTTTAATTGTCAGCCCCTCTTTAGTTCCTTTTGCGTTCAATATTTCCATGTCTTTCATTGATGGATTGTAAGCTAACGAAAAGCATTCATATTGCTTTTCGTTTTTTTCTTCTCCTGGCTCTGGTCCATCATTTGGAACAAATCCCCAAAATTCTACACGTGTTTTCAAACTACCACTATTAATTTTAGGCTTTTTATAATTAGGGTGTATCATCGTTGAACACCTCCGCATATTTTAAAGACTGCGCTAATATATCTGGCTGAAAATTTGTTTCGAAAAACTCTAATGAATCGTTATAGGCATATCGGCTGCGCTCAAATACAAGTTCTATGAAGGTTAAATCACTTTCTGGTTTAACTGGATTGATCAAAGAATCAAGGCGCAAAAAAGAAGCGGCTAAAATTTCCGTTAACGATTCATCTTCCGACGTTCCAAAAATTTTCATCCGCTTCTTAAATTTTTCTAGGTTCAGATTGGCTAACTCTAATGCTTGTTCATTAGTCATTGAATCCCTCCCCTGTTATTTCAGATTTACAACAGCCCCGTCTGTTGTTGGCGTGACTTCTTCAATCACAGGGATTGCTACTTCCCCGTCTCTGGGTCTCCATTAATTGATAATGTCCATACAGCTGCAACTTTGTTGTCTTGTGCTTTACCAAACGCAAATTGTTTTGCAGTGAATAAACGACAATCTTCTAAAGCTAATGTTTGATCGTATTCTTTGATCACTAATGCTCCTGCAGCAAATGCATCGTAACGACCACTAATAAAAGTGGTAACTTTTCCAGATTTTTGGAAATCAGATTCCACAATCCGCAATCCAAACGGTAATTTCGTAACCCAGTCTCCCATTGCATTACGAGAAGTAAACTCTGTTTCAATATCCAAAGCTTCATCTGGGCTCGCAACAATAACTACTTTACTAGCGACAGAAATACGTTTGCCATTTTCTTTAACAGAATGGTATTTACGCATTTCTTTTAATTCTTTAATCGCTGTTTTTTCATCGGCAAAAGTTAA